AAGCGGACTCGCGAATCAGCATCGGCCTCAAAAAAGAACGATGTTGTTACAGGCACACTTGACTCGGTTCACCAGAACATTGTGGGAACCATCAAGGAAGATACGATAAACGTTGAAGACTTGAAAACTCGTCTTAAAAACTTAGAATACGAACTGGACGATTTGGAAGTGAGTTCGGATATTTTAGATATTTTGAAAGCGTCTAAAGTGAGAGACGAAATAAAAACACTGAAAGACCGAATTGAAAAAGAGAATCCTTTGACCGAATATTACTTGAAGAACGCGGACATTATGCTGAAATATTACGGCACAGGGGAAAAGACCCAGCATACCACGTTGGCTCCTGCGGACCAGAACACGTTCGTTAAATATTTAGCTCAATCTACTTCGGAAACCTCTGCTCCGTCTAAGAAGAAACTGTTTGACGAATACGCTTCACGCATGAAACTGAATACAGGGGAACCTTCGGAAATGAAGAAAGCCGTGACCGAACATTGTGAAAGATGTAATATTGCAAGGGAAGAAATCGGGGACGAAGGAATTCTTGTGTGTCCTTTGTGCGGTTCGGAAGAGTATATGTTGGTGGTTTCAGATTTACCAAGTTTTCGCGATCCTCCAAAAGAAAGAAACAATTACGCTTACAAGAAAATCAACCACTTGAACGAAATTTTGAACCAGTTCCAAGCAAAGGAATCAACTATCATTCCCAATGAAGTGATGAACGAAGTGGTTCTGGAAATCAAGAAACGCAGAATCCAGAACGTCGCAGAACTCACGGAAAAAGATATGCGAGAAATCCTGAAGAAGCTAAACAGATCAAAGTATTACGAGCATGCCACACATATCATATCACGACTGAACGGAAACCCTCCACCTACAATCACACCGGAAATTGAAGAAAAAATCCGTGCGATGTTCCAGGAAATTCAAGCTCCGTTTTTGATTTACTGTCCTGATGACCGAACGAATTTCTTGTCGTATTCTTACATTCTGTATAAGTTCTTTGAGTTGCTGGAATTAGACGAGTATAAAGTTTACTTTCCACTCCTCAAATCCAGAGACCGATTGATTGCGCACGACCAAATATGGAAAAAAATTTGTGATTATCTGAAATGGGAATTCATTCAAAGTGTTTAAAACTCTGATATTCTAACAATGGAAAAGTTCAGAGGAAAAACGGTGATTATTCCAAGAACTAGGGACTGGAAATCTATTGACGAAACAGACAAGTTTTCAAAAGAACAGCGATTGAGATGTGAGAAAGAAACCGGAGAAAAGTGTACCCTGTATCCGTTTCCTATTGGTATGATAGTAATAGACATGTTCAAACCGAAACGGTGGTTGGACCTCACAGCCGGATGGGGAGACCGATTGCGCGTGGCTATAGCTTCAGGAGTAGAGTATGTGGGCGTTGACTCAAATCCGTCCATGCAGACTGCTTATAAAGCCATCGTTGACGTGAAAGGACAAGGAGACCATAAAAAATACCGAGTCAAATACGGAAGGTTCCAGGATGTGAGAATTTACGGAAAGTTTGATTTGATGTTTACTAGTCCTCCGTTCTTCAACGAAGAAAAATACGAAGGAATGATTTCATGGAAAGACGTCGAGCATTTTATGACCGAGTTTTTACATCCGTTCCTCAGAAAAGCATATAACCACCTGGAATTAGGAGGTCATATAGTTTTGTATATTGAAGATCGTCCTGAAACTCCGTATATAGAAGTCATGAAAGAATACGTAAAAGAGTCTATTCCTGGATTGGAATACGAAGGAGCGTTTTATTACCAAGGGGCTAAACTTAGACCTTACTATGTATGGAAACGAGTTGATTAATTTACTTGCCTCCTGAAACCAAACGCCAAACTGCCTTGTGTGTGACCATCCATACTAAACCGAATACGGCGGCATGGGTGAGTGCAACGGTCATTTTGGATCCTCCAGCTGGAATACTGAGGAAAATGCCTGGAGTTAAAACGTAAAAGAGCGCAGCTGCGTATATAGCCATCCACCACATTTTGATATACTCTTTTCCCAGAAAATTTCCAATTGCAAGGGTTTACACATTTTTTTCTTCATCATAGGCATATCAATGACTACTATTTCAAGATGGGGATACCATCTTATAATTGACGCTGCTAGGTGCACGCCACAAACGATCCGCTGTCCTGTGAATATCAGAAAGTTCAACGACACTCTGATTAAGAGGATTGACATGGTCCCTTACGGACAACCCCAAATAGTGATGTTTGGGACGGGTAATAAAAAAGGGTACACATTGATACAATTAATTGAAACATCAAATATTGCCGCACACTTTGTAGAAGAATCAAACGATATGTTCTTGGATGTATTTTCGTGCAAGAAGTTTGAACCATACGCAGTAGAATGCCTAGTTAAAACATACTTTCAACCCAACAATATTAAAACCAGATACTTAGAACGGTTCGCAGAACCCAAAGATGAGCCTGGATGGTAATTTAATCGCAATAAACTAAATATAATAAGGATGCTGGTTGTAGCTAGATATAACGAAGACGTTTCTTGGACTCGTGAGTTTGATAAAAAAATAATTTACAACAAGGGGGATATATCAACTATTCCGGACGATTTGAAACCTTTTGTTGTGAATTTACCGAATGTCGGAAGAGAAGCGCATACTTATATTTACCATATTATCACACACTACGATACATTAGACGAACTAACAATATTTACACAAGGATACTTTGCAGATCATTTTATAACTGATATAAACGTTTTCAAATCATTGTTTCTAAACGTTACGGATTACAGTAAAAGTTTTTTTAATTCTTCTATTTTTGGAGGAACTAGGAGACACTTTAATTTCACAATTGATAACTGGAAAGGCAAGATTGCTAAGAAAACAAACGAAAATTTAGGACAATGGTATGAACGAGTGTTTTCCGAAAAGTTTATAGAATCGCCTTATATGTACGTTGGAGCTATATTTTCAGTGAATAAAAAGTATATCCACAACCGCAGTAAAGACTTCTACTTGAAATTACTGAAAGAAGTTGACTATCATAATGCTCCAGTTGAAGCACATTTTATGGAAAGAAGCTGGATGCAAATGTTAAAAATCTATTTATAATGGAAAAACAGGAAAGCCAACTTCCTGAATTCCGTATAAATAAACATGCAATTCTAAACTAATATAAATATGTAATTTTTATTTTGTTTTAAGTTTTTATTCAAACAACTGACATAAACATACATTTGACTAACATAAATTCATACGAGGTTATCTTGTCAAGATACTCATACTTTTTTGGTTTGTCGCGACGAATGTCGTCATACCATTTCATGTAACGATTCTGGATCTTACGTAATGGCGTGATTTCTTCACGTAATTTTTTCTTCTTATCTTTTTCGGTCGTTGAATCTATTTTTGATTGTATGTCAACGATGGTTTTACATACTGTAATGTAAGGTTCTTGGTTCATTTCGCATACTGCGAACCATGCTCTGTGTAAAGTATACACCGCGTGTAATTCTTCTAAACGAGCAATTTCTTCAGGAACAATTGTGTTCTTACGAAGACATGCGTTTTCGTGAAGTAAGTTACTGTAGATTTCAGTAAAAGGAACAAGTTGGCTAACAACTTCTGGTTTAGGAACCACGGGTTCCACCACTTCCTCGAAATCTAATTTTTCAACTGAAATTTGTTGAGTTTCAAACTTACTTACCAACGTTCCCCATTCACATCCTTCCATTTCCATCTCTATAACGAGATCTCCTAATGATTCAACGCTTACGGCCATTTGATGATAACTATAATTAGAGAGTATATAGTACGCTGTAATTATAGATTTTAAAATTCGATTGTAATTTGATATTATTGCAATAAAGCGAGATACTATACATTAGCTAAAAAGATTCCGTTTTTTAATATGCGCTTGTTTCTCCGGGACATGTTTGGTGTGGATCGCTGTCGGACACACAGTCGCCAGTAGAGCATTGACGGTATCCTTCGGGACATTTAGGGTTGACTTTGGTGTCTGGATTGTCAAAGTTTTCAAGAAGAGGACGGACGTACTTGTATGCCAAGTAATTGACAACGGCAAAAACGATACCGTGAATGATGGCTTGTTCTTTTAAAGTTCCACCGGGAGGAATACTTAAATGAACTCCGGGAAGAAGTAGCGCGAACAATACTGCTTTCAAAAGGATATTTGTCCACATTTATATACTATTTAGAAACTTACGCGTGAGGAGGTTTGGCGCCTTGACTAGCAGGATTGTAAGTAGCATGACCTACAGGGACACATTCGGCCTTGTTGATTCCAGATGGGTCTACTTTTGGTGCGAATCCGTTAGGACATGTGTCTCCAAAATTTGACATGGATTCTACGTATCCCTTGATGTTGTGCCAGTAAAAGCGCATAACTAAAGTGGTGACAACGGCAAATAATAAGGCGTGGACGACCAAAACAGTTCCGTGGGAAGAACGTTTAGAAGGAAGGGTTACCAAAACACCGGGAACGAAGGCGGCGAACAAAATGACCGAGAGAAGAGAACTGATTAAGTCCATTTATATTTACATAAGAGTTTTCCTGACCCACTTGCTGTCGGCCAAATATTTCTTGGATTTACCTTTGGAAGTGCGTTTAGTGTATGTTCCAATGGCTTGGACTTTACGGAAAGTAGAAAGAGCTCCGTACTTCTTGGCGGCCTTACGAAGAGCAGTATGACGAGCGGTCTTGGATTTATCCGCAGAGTATCCTACGGCGACAAGAGGACCGTGTTTTAATTTACCAATACCGGGACCGTGAAGAGAGGCCCATTTTCCCGGGGCGCCAACATCGTGAATACGATTAGAACGAACGCGGGATCCTTTGACGTGGATTCCGGATTTGCGAGTATAAGATTTTCTGCTGTATCCCTTGCGACGAATAGTGCGTCCTCCAGTTACGTTAGCTACAAGCTGACTTAGTCCCGACATTTTATTTAATAACGTGGAAAAAGTGAGTTACAAACTCATTTTTTCAGTAACGAAAATGCATTCTTGAAATCATTAGCTGCTTTACGCAGATTTAATTCGGCATCAACATGTTTTGATATAGCTTCCATCAACTCTTCCGTTGTGAACATTACTTCTTCATGAAACAAGTTCTCAAGTTCTTCCTTGCATATTTCTTCTTCATAAATAGCATCAGCTAACCGATCAGAATAATTATACAACATTGATTCATCATATATAAACGCATTCAATTCTTCTTGTGTGAATAATACAGTGTCAAAAGTCATTTTTCAGTTTGTGTATGATACCTCTTTTGTTATATAAAAAGATTTCGTTTTTTAGAAAAAGCAAGGAAGACAAGATTTTAATCCAGCTACAACTTGTTCTTCAACCTTTTTGAGTTCTGCGGTAACTAAATCAACAGTATGAACTACATGAGGAAGAACGGCATCACACCATCCAAGTGCAATAGTCTTTTCAGAATCAGAAAGAGGTGACGAAGAAATAGCCTTTTTGACTTCAGAAACAATTAAAGCAGCTTTGGCTTCATCGGTAAGATGGGCCATGAGTTTGATTTGAGCGATAACCTTCAATGCGTATTGAAGGAGTTGTTTTGGGTCTTTCAAATCAACGCCGACAGGAGATACGGCCAATTCAACATCTTTTAAAGTCAAAGGAGCAGGAACTTCTGCTACTGGTTCTACTACAACTGGAGTTTCGACTACGGCTGGAGTTTCTACTACAGGTTCTGCGATGACAGGAGGGGATTCAATAGGAACATCGGACATTTTGTAATACGCGCCGATTATTCTCTAAATACAAATGCGCGCGTTCATTCTGCCATTTTTATTTAGTTTAGTTTCAGGATCGTGCTCTGATGGAAACGTGTCTCTGTCTCCCATGGGAGTCCTTCCTCCCTGCTACCTGGCGTCCGTAAGTTACCCTACAGCTAACGTTGAAGCCTTTGAAAGCTACTACTTCAATGCGTCTTCTACCGGTTCGTGGCTTGTAGGGTTCACGTTCCGTCAAGATCCAGGATACTGGACATTCAAAAATCCGAGCGTCACAGCTTCGGTTCCTTATGATCCTACCCAACTTCTACAGAACGCCAACTTGTCTCAAGGCGGACCCGTCGTGGTCAACGGAGCAACTGCGAGTGTTCCTACCGGTTACCAACTTTGGTACCAATCAGGTCAAGCGCCTCAAGCTGCGGGAACTTGGTCTACAGGTCAATGGTACGACGGTGCCGTAGGAACGTTTGACGGAATTTACCAGGGAATTTCGGTGAACCAAAACACGTTATACAAGTTATCGTTTTATTTACTGGGAACCCAAGCATCTGATGGAAACACTATTCAATTAGGTGTCTATGCTCTGCCTTGTGCCAACGTTTCAACTCCTCCTGCTTATTGTGTTCCCTCGTCGTTTCTTGGTATATCCGTAAACGTTCCCGACTCAAATTCTCCTTCTTCATCAGTTGGCGTTTCTTTGTCTCCCAGCAGATCTAGTATTGCCTCGTCTAGTGCTACTTCTACTGGATCATTTACAGGATGTGTTACTTTGTCTAGCACACCAAGTCCAAGTCTGTCCCTGTATGCAACTCTTAGTTTAACAAGTTCAAACAGCCCTTCTTCGTCTGTATCAAGTTTATCTACCAGCAGTCTTACAACTTCTTCTACAAATTCAGGGAGTTTAAGTAACTCTTTAAGTTTTTCGTCTTCTAACTCCATTTTGTGCTCTTCTTCTTATAGCGGATCTTCCTCTATTTCAACCACAATCAGTTTTTCGTCTTCAACGACATCCATTGGATCACCTTCTTCTAGCGCATCTTCTTCCATTCGTGCGTCTGTTTCTGTAAGTAAATCCATAAGCCAGTCGCGGTCTAATTCAGGATCAACGAGCATATCTTCCAACCCTTCCATTACTCCTAGTATAAGTTCTTTGTTAAAACAAATGGACAGCTTTTCTTCTACTTCCACGCCTATGTTTATCGTGACTGCGTATCCTACAACTAGTCCAACTGTAAGTTCTTCCGTTAACGCTACAGGTTTGGTAATTATTGAGAACAATAGTTCTATGGGTACAATAGTCGGATTAGCCGGTGCATCTGTTGGACTGATGGGCGCATTCTTTGGAGTTTACTTAGCTCAGTTCTTACCTCAAGGAACATTGTCAAGATTCATGCCCCAAAACTTACTTAACAGTTTCAGAAACGATCCTATTGGATCAATAAGAAAATTAGTAAATATCGTCAAAGATCCAAAGAAAGCGATTACAGATGCGATCGCAAGTAATACCGGCATAAATTTAGACGGCAACGTAGCTGTGACACAGGACACTCCTCCAATTGAAACAAAAGTTGAATTGCCTCAAGTAGAAGATACTCCACCTCCTCCAGTAGTTGATCTTCTTCCTAAGATTCCAACCGTATTAAAACCTGCGTTTGGTATTCGCCGTTGATCGCTTACGTTTCTTAGGAGAGCAGTAAGGGCAGTCTCCTACGTCCGGCGAACATTTTTCGCATAACTTAATTTTCAATTTACGCTGACGACGGGTCTTCATTCTGTTTCTTAGGACAAGAAGAACATCCGGGTTTTGCGACCTTGATTTGGGACTGGATAGAGTATCCGTATAAAACAGCAAGAACGATTGCGCCAAGAACAGCCCACCACCACATTTATTAAAAATATACTAAAATTGTGCTTACATATATCGCGCGAAGTAATACAATGGGTATTCCTTTTTATTTTGCAAGCTTAATTAAGTCTCATCGTGGGATTGTAAACACAATCAAACGAGGAATTCCTTTAGAAGTAGATGTTCTGGCTATTGATTTTAATTGTTTGATCCATCGGTACTTGAAAGAATCAGACACGATAAAATCAGTTCTTGACGCACTAGAATACCTGCTTGAAAATGTGTGTAAAGCCAAACATGTGATTATTGCGATGGACGGTTTGGTTCCTTATGCAAAAATAGTTCAACAACGATACCGTCGTATGCGTATGAAAGAAGCAGAAGGGTTCGACAGAAACATGATTTCGCCAGATACGCCTTACATGCGAGACCTTGAAATTGCGTTGGCCTCTAAGTTTCCACATTTCACGTTAAGTAAAACTTCGTCACCAGGAGAAGGAGAACATAAATTAATTACAGTTATTCAAGGCATTCCTGAACCCCAACGTAAAAGTGTTTGTATATACGGACTGGACGCTGATTTGATCCTTATCTGTTTACAACATCGTGAGCTTTCCTCTCGTGGTAAAATGCACTTATTAAGAGAAAGCGCAGAATTTGATGATCCTGCCTTGAAACACGCTGAGTTTGCGACTTTGGACGTTTGGGCGTTGTCGGTTCAGTTACCTCTGCCTATCGAGCAGTATATGGCGCTTTCAATTATGTGTTTCGGTAACGATTTCATGCCTAATTTAGGTATGTTCTCGCTGAGAGAAGACGGGTACAATCGAGCTCTTCATTTTTATACGGACGCAGGATGTCCCGACTTAACCACCTCCATCGGAAGACATAAGTTTTTGGAGTTTTGTGCTTCAAAAGAAATAGAAGTTCTGAAAGAACGTATTGGACTAAGAAAAGTTCCTATTGAAAAAGGAGTTCTGGGAAAAGAGCAGTCTATGTTCTCAAAGAAGTATGGATTACATGTTTTGGACGGAGTTCGTGATATGAAACCGGTGGTTGAATCTTACTGGAAAACCTTTCATTGGACCGAACATTATTTCAAACACAGCGCCCCAATAAACTGGACTTGGGTGTATCCTTACGCCGACGCACCTCTCGTTTCAGATATTGTGAAATACGCTGAAACCAAAGTGGATAAAGAAAAATTGAACTTTACAATTGCCGACCAGTTACATTTCATTATGCCAAGCTTGGCACTGAAGAAAATGAGACGCAAAGTGAAATACGAAGACGAGTTTCATAACGAAGACGACAGGCATCCATGGTTAAAAAGACACGGATGGGAAGTCAAACCCCGAATTTCATTGCCTTGGAATCCTAGCGACCACCTAACGAAAGTCTCCCCCCTCTAATTTTGAAACCTACGTTGATTGGCGCACCTGAAGGATTCAAACCAGTTAAAGGAATTCCACGAGGTCCTTTTGTTGAGTCAATAGGTGTTACAATATCAGCTTCAGGAAAAAATACTTGTTGAGAATTGTCTCTTAAACTCCAATATTGTGAATCTATTTTCATCATTTCACGAACTGATCTACTCATCATGAAACTTTCTGGAGATATTTCACGAGTCCAGTTGTTGAGTAAGTATAATAAATATTGTTGGCGATAGTATGCGCCTGTATTTACCTGTGTATTGTTCTTAATTAGTTCTAGACAGTTTGCTACTGTTTCTATAACAGGTTTATCGAGCCTTTTGTTGACGGTATTATGCATGCGAACCACGCACAAAAAGAACTTGTACCTGCTACTCAACCAATCTGGGTTTCTTGACTTATACGACTCGAACATTATCGCAAAATGATTCTTACAAGAAGGACACGATATAGTATCTGCGTAATAAGTCATAAATCTACCCAAAATCTCCTTATCTTCTTTTGTTGGGTTGTCTGGATAATTCAGACTTATACTGTGTAAAGTCATCCACGCTAACGGACCCCAAACGTTCGTCATTGTTTAGTCTGAGGAAATGAATCCGGCCAACATTGCGCCACTCAACATTTCGCGCTTTATACGAGGAGGAGTTGACTCGTTTTTCAATAATCCGTGTTTTTTCACAAGATCGTCTACTTGCTTGTCTGTCATTTTTCTGACTTTGCGCTTGATCGTCTTTCTGCGTTGGTTTTCACCTTTGTCCGTAAACAACCGAATCGTGTGTCTACGCATGAACTTTTTCAATGGAGGAGGCTTGGCAGGGTCAGCTACAGGTTTGAGTTTGAGTGTCTTTTTCAAAACGCCTTTAGGGAACGTTTTCATGGATTTGTGTTTACGTGCAGCGCCTATAATACGACCTAAAGGCTTGAATAAAGAAGGTTTGGCTGGGTCTGGATCTTTTGTTTCAACTGGTTTTGGAACAGAATCGTCAACTTTTGTGATTGTGATTTTGTCCGACATCTTGTCTCTTATTAAAAAACGGATAAATAGATTTAGGGCGAACAAGCTTTAAATAAATTACCATGGAGTGGGAAGCAATTTCAACATATTTTAAAAACGGAGTAGAAAAGTTGGTAGAACATCAAATTGAGTCTTTTGAAGACTTCATTCGTAACAAGATTCCTTTGATTGTCTGCTCTACAGCGCCAATCGTTGTATGGCACGAACAAGATGAAGCTACGAAGAAGTACAAATTTGAGTTTCGTTTATCGTTTGAAAACATTACTTACACGAAACCACGTATTCAAGAAGCCACGGGACGCATTAAACCAATGTTTCCTCAAGACGCCCGAACACGTAACTTTACGTATGCGGCCCAGATGTTCTCGGATATCCGGTTCACAGCAAGAACTTACAAGGCTCCGACATTCGTTGAAATGGAAGAAGAAGTGAAAGTGTTTGAAGGCGTATCTTTAGGCAAGATTCCAGTTATGCTTGGTTCGTCTTTATGTATCATGAAAGATTACCCTTTATCAAAAGAAGAAATCGGAGAATGTCCTTATGATCCATTTGGGTACTTTCTTATCCACGGATCTGAACGAACTATTTTGAGTCAAGAGAAAGTCGCAGATAATCAGATCATGCTTTTCTATAACAAGAAAACGGCTTCAAAGTACACTTATTCAGCTGAAATGAAATCCTTACATGAATCGTTCACAACTCCTCCTAAAAAATTAGAAGTTCGCGTATCTGCTAAGTTCAACGGATTAGGGTACCCTTTAACTATGTGCGTTCCCCGATTTCACGAAGATCTTCCTTTAGGCGTTATGTTTCGAGCTTTAGGCGTGGAAACAGACTACGAAATCGCAAGAATTATTTGGGGATCAGAATTGGACGACCAAAAAATTGATATGCTGGCTGCTTCGTTTTACGAATGTTCGGAAATCAAAGTGTATACTCGCGAAGACGCAATTGAGTACTTGAGTCATCATTTACAATACGGAACAACACAGGAAGACAAGAAAGCGTATGTCCGTTCGTTGCTGGATACCGAATACTTGCCTCACGTGAAGTTTGGAGGCGACAAGTCGTCTCATTCAGTCCTTGAAGCAAGAAAGGTTCTCTTAACTGGCTGGATGGTACGTAAACTTCTGTTGACTAAAATGGGAGTCTTAAAAATTGACGATCGTGATGCGTATCCTAATAAACGTGTCGTTACGACTGGTGCATTATTAACTCATTTGTTTCGTCAATTGTTCCAGAAAGTGTGTAAAGATATTCGTTCAAAGTTCGTTCATGAAGTGAATAACGATACATGGAAGAAACGCGAAACGCCAAGACCATTGGAAGTCTTGAACGTGAACAATCTATACAAGATCCTGAAAGTATCTACCATCGAAGGAAAGTTGAAACAAGCGTTGGCTACAGGTAACTTCACAGTGCAAGGGTTGGGAACGTCTACAGTTTCTACTGCTACGAAAATGGGTGTTTCTCAAGTATTGAATCGTCTTTCTTATGCGGCCACA